AAACCTTTACGGGTATCGCCGCCGCCGTCGAACTCGGAAAATGCTTCCTAATCGTCGTTCACAAGGAGTTTCTTGCGGATCAATGGGCATCGGAACTAAAGACCCTTCTTCCGGGAGTTCGTATTGGACGGATTCAGGGAGAACGGTGCGACCTTGATTGCGATGTTGCCATTGCCATGATTCAAACCATCTGTTCGCGGTCCTATCCTTCAGGAACCTTTGCTCACTTTGGAACCGCCTTGTTTGACGAAGTTCATCATTTGGGAGCGGAACATTTCAGTCAAACACTTCAGCGGATCCATTGTAAGCGGATGCTGGGGCTCACAGCGACTCCAACGCGTGCCGACGGACTTTCCAAGGTCTTCGCCTGGTTCCTCGGAGACATTGTGTATCAGATTCGCCAACGGCCGCGTGACGACACGGTACGCGTCGAATGCCTGCGATTCACGAACGACGATCCTGTATACGCAGACGTTCCTACGGATTGGAAGGGGGAGACGGTGCGAGCACGGTTGCTGAATCAAATCGCAGCCTTTGCCCCACGCACCGCTGAAATTCTTACATGGATTCGTCCTCTTCTGGACGAAACGGGGCGAAAACTCTTGATTCTGTCGGATCGACGCGAGCATTTGGCCGCCTTCGAAACGGGCTTTCGGGCAGCGGGAATCGAGTCCATCGGCTACTACGTAGGAGGAATGAAACAGAAGGACCTGGACACGTCGGCGACAAAGCAGGTGATTCTGGGGACCTTTGCGATGGCGTCAGAAGGAATGAATATTCCGACACTGAATGCCATCTTGCTGGCAACGCCCAAGAGTAGCATTGAGCAATCGGTGGGGCGTATTCTGCGCCTGAAGCCGGAGGAACGCACGGTTCAACCCCTGATCTTGGACGTACTCGACACAGCATTCAACGAATGCTTTGGCCAGTGGTCGCGACGCAAAAAGTTTTACAAGGAGTGCGGGTATTTGCTACGATGGGCAGGAGAAACGGAAGATATGGATCCGCCAGAAGAAGCAAAGGCACCGAAGGATGGAAAGAAGGTGTGCCTGCTACGTCCTAAGCCGATTGCTGCTACCGCAGCTGCTGTGGCAGTAAATACGATTACGCACGCCTAACCCTACGAGTCTTGCGACGTCTTTGTTTCCTTGTTTTACGTCCTCCTTTCTTGGAATTGTTTTTTGGTGCGAGATTCGCGACGTAGTTGACTCGTCCTTCAATGGGTTTTTTTGTGTACGGATTCATGCCCATTCGATTGACGGTACTTTTTCGATAATACCTGCCTTCACTCGATTCGGACCGGGTCGCATTTAACATCATATTGGTCATTATATTTCCCGCTTCAATGTTTTCTGCCAACATATCATTTTTGGTTCCACTTGGAACAGTGCGGTGAGGAAGCGTTGCCCTGAGGGCGTTTTCATTTACCACGGGAAGCACTACTTCCTCTTCTTCGTTTTCAAAATTCTCTTCCCAGTCTTCTTCTTCCTCTTGGTTATTCCCTTGGTTGTTCCCTTCGTTAACACCTTCGGCGTTCCCTTCGGCGTCCTCTTCTGCTTCCACATACTCTCCCACGTCAGCATCCGGATTGTCATCCCAGTCCCCGTGAAACTGTTCATCGTCATCTACCCATCCAACAAAGTCCACAATAAATTCGTGATCCGACACGACGGTCGCTACATTTCCAACAGCATAACGCCGTTCGACTCGCACTGTATAGGGTCGTCCGTTGATGAAGACATTTACTGTATCCTCCGGCGTTTCGCGCAGTAATTCTCGAATTTCTTCTACGAGTTCATCGCCTAGAATAACGTAGGAATTATGAACGACGTCTGAAAGCCAGTGTTCTGGATTAAACCCGTCATTTTCGACAAGAAAGCGAGGAGGAACGCTACCGTAATCGTCAATTTCCACATAAGGAGGAATAATTTCCTGGGATTCGGAGTCCCAAAACAATAAATTTTCATTACCATATCCTCGTCCCAGCCAATGAAGAGCATCTCCGTCTTGGGCCCCCATGTGAATCGCTGCTTTTTTGGCCCATCTCAATAGTTCTGGACCCGTCAGGCTCGAAAAAATATCGCTGATATGCTGGTCCGTGAAACATTGTTTACACCCAGGACCGAGTACATCTACCATTTTGTATCCAGGATTTGTGGCTGATAAGGGTGTTCGGCAATCTTCGCAAACACCGTCTAGTTTGAATCCTTTTACTCGGAACATGTCCATTGCGATGGTCTTTAAAACTTCCGTCGTTATCGTGTGCCCTGGCATCTTACTTGGGACCACGTTTTTTAGTAGCATGGGTTCGTGTGACACACGAATTCATGGTGATGGTATTGGTTGGCCTAATACTTTCGGGTACGTCTGGAGTGGCGACGACGACGATCCCTTCGGACCCTTCGGGATCCGCCCATACGTGCCGCGTGAGGCACGACGTCATTGTAGGCCGTCACACCGTCGGGGAGTGTGCTTCCAAATTCGGTCGAGGGACGGAAATGAAATCCCGCCGTGGTGGCCTCGTAGGTGGGAAGAGAGGACCCCGGGGCCTTGTAGCAGGCGTCCGAGTATCCGTTTCCTTGACTGTAGGAACCACCGGATTGGTTGGGAGTAATCGAATACAGATCCGCGGGGGCTCGGGGATCCGCAGGAAAGTTGCCCGTCTGGGACAGCGGATTCGTGCTTCCCGCGCGAGGATCACAGGGGACGGGGGCGTAGACGGGGGCCGCGATGGGACCGTCGCCTCCGACACTGCGACTGACGTCGACGCCATAGGCGTAGGATCCACCGCCACGCTGACGATTCACGGGGCGAGTGCCGCACACCTTACAGGAGCCTCCGCGTTGCTTTCGGGATCTGCGACGATTGCGACGCGACCCTCCCCAACGAGGTGCCGAGCAACCGCAGGCACCTCCCGCCATCACGGTCTGGGCAAGGTCGGGATGAGGCGTATTGACCAACTGGCCGGGACGGCCGGGAATGTCGCAGTCGCTGTAGGCCTGGTGAACGGGCTCCTTGATGGCGAACGTGGTGTCAATCGCAGGATTGAAGTTGACAAGGGGCGCCCCCTGACCATACCCTCCCCCGCTCTTGCGATAATCGCATCGCCTTCGGTGATTCTTGCGGATGGCGCGATTCATGGCTTTACTCTTTGGAAACATTTTTTATGCGAGCTCCAGGATCTCCCACTTGTCGAACTGCTTGTTCCAGGTAGTGCGAATACCGATCTCATCCTGCTTGGCCAGGCGAAGGGCTTTGCTGATGGCCAAGGTCCGGACAAGTGCCAGGCCCATCTTTTCGCCGCCTCGCCACACGGAGAAGACATCCGGACCCAGAAGGGCTTCGCGCTTAGCGACGAAGTTGCCGGATGTAGGTGGTTTCAGGGTGACAGATGGACCAGGCGATACCGCAGGTGCCGTAGTTGCCGAAGGCACCGTAGTTGCCGAAGGCACCGTAGTTGCCGAAGGCACCGTAGTTGCCGAAGGCACCGTAGTTGCCGAAGGTACCGCAAGAACAGAAGATGGTTTAGGAACCACCAAGGGTTTTATCGTCTTGGGAAGAAGTAGAATCTTTGACGTAGGGTTAGCACTCTCTGTGTTTCCTATAAACGTAGTCGTCTGTTTCTGGACCGCTGAGTTTTGCGTTCGTTCTTCCACCCACAGTATGCGCTTTTGTTTGGGTCCATTCGGAACAAACTCCAGAACCGCTGTCGACTCCGGACGCTTCATCGCCGACAGGGGGGCATAGGTGGCCACACTGAGAGGAGTCCCTTGAAGAGCCGCATCGGGGGTATACTCTTTCTCCAAGAATTGCGCCATCAACTTCCATCGCTCGTGAAAGGCTTTCTCGTGCCACACCGGATCCCCCTTCCACACAAGCACATCCTCCAAGACCAAGGTTCCGTCCTTCAAGTACGCCGAAAAGATGGCACCGTCCTGTCGGACCTCCTCAGATACACGCAAACGAAGGCGAAGGGGGCCGTGCTTCGCCGCCATCGGTGGTACGTACACTCCGTAACCGATTGACGGAACGATCGCGAGGAATCCTGATAGGATACCCCGTGGTCTCTGTGTTTGAACCCACTTGCCTCGCCCCACAAAGGTATCAGCCTCCCTCCACATACGACTAATTCCCATCTGCTTGCCGTGGCTTCCCCATGTGTGTTGTCCTAAATACTGTTCACCTTGTTCGACCCAGTCCATTGCCATCGGATTCTATGGGTCTATCGGGTTCATTTTTGAGACTGGGACTAATGACGACGCGTCTTCTTGGAAGACCTGGAAGAACGACGGCGTCGAGTTCTGCGTCCTCCTCTAGGGTCTCCAGATCTACTACCAATATTTCCAATAGGCAGTCTAATAGGTTCACCTAGTTCGAATATACCATTGTCATTCGGTTCTCCAATTGTTGGTCTTTGTCTTTCTATATTGCGCAACAGTGGGTCACGCATAGTGAATACACAATGTAACACATTATCTTCGGGACTTATATTGTAACTGGATAAAGTACGGTCGTCCTCTAAAGTACTACCGTGAAAGAGAAGTCTTATAGTTCCTACTCTTCGTTGTTTATACGAACCGGGTGGTAATGCCTCATTCTCCTTTTCAGTTACCATTTCTTTTACCTTATAAATCTTGGTATTAGGTGTAACATCAAACATATGACTGGTACCGTTGATTTTCATCACTTTAATTATCATGGTTCTACTTCTTCCCACGATTTTTTTTAGGGAAGGGAGCTGATTCGGATGCCCGGGAGATGTATCAATATGTCTGACGTATCTTGAAGAGTCGTTCAAGGATTGCTAATGACGACGCGTCTTCCTGGAAGAAGACCTGGAAGAAGACCTGGAAGAAGACCTAGAAGAAGATCGATGACGGCGTCTAGTTCTACGTCCTCCATTTGATTCAGGTTTTATTGGTCCCATCACATCTGCGACATAATTCACTTTAGCGGTTATAGGCCTTCGCGTGAAAGGATTTTCAGTTAAGCTCTTCACGGTGTTTTTTAGATAATAATGTCCAAAGCTTGATTCAGGTTTACCATTACTAGAAAAATTTGTCATTATATTTCCTGTTTCGATGTCATCGAAAGAAATAGCATCTTCGGAATCCGCTGGAATAACACGAGTGGGTAATGGTGGAATAATAGTGTGATTTACAATGTTTGCCATACGATTTACCATTCCCGTAACGGCTCCTGTTTCGTTTTTAAGTACACGAAATCGACTTGGCAGACTCGCTTCCGCCGCTACCTCAGGTCGATTGTATTCTTCCGCAAATCCAGTGACTCTGTGTTGTCGAAGTCTTGCGTGCATCGCCAACTCTGCCAACTTTCCACGCTTGGGTCCTTTATTTTTCGCAATTTGTTGGGATTCTAGCCAAATTTTGTAGGGAGTCTTATACCCCGCATTTCTCAACACCAAGTGTAACGTTTCTTCCTTCCCAATCCCCAAGTCGCGTAACTCGCGATACCTGTCGGTCGTCAAGTCCCTTCCGCGACATATGAGTCTCACCTCGCCCTCCATTAGCCCATGCCCAATCTTATCTACAACCTTTTCTACAATCGTTTGGATCGTGTCACTAATCTCACAATCAATTGTGTGTAATTTTTCGCGACCTAACTGTTTTACAAAAATCTGCATGACCTACTTCTCTATATGATTTTTTTAGACTAGATCATAGAAAAACCTGTTCCAATCTCGGTGCTGTCGAACGCACCGATTCCCCGCATAAAGTCGCCCCCGTTCTGTGCCATTTCTGGAGCGAACCCAACAGCGTTGTTGCCACCCGGGCCACTTGCTTCACTGGCTATCTGCGACTGAGTTGCCGTCGCCATCGAACTAGGCGGACGCATTTCAATCATTTGCTCGGGGTGACGGAAGTTGTTGCCGAATTCAGAACTCATAAAGGCGGTACGGTTCATAGGGTCCGTCGCCTCAGGAGACGAATATTGGACAGACGGAGGTGTTGCCTGAAGAGGTTCGGGAGATCGAAGATCCTCTTCCGTTTGTCCTGGCACCTCTGGCATTTCGTTAGGAATAGGGGGTCCTCGTTGCCCCACGGGTCCAGGATGTTCGCCGTCTTCATACGTCCCATCTTCCGCCGGAGCCCTGCGAATCACCTCTTCGATAGAGGGTTGAAGAGCGGGATTCGAAAGAGACCGGGTGGGCGGGGCTACGGACTCGGCATTCTTCACTCCAGAATTAGAAAGAGTCATTCCCTGTGTCGACACGTCCAAAATGTGATACCCAAAAAACCCGATCGCGATTAGAACAGCGAGAACTAGGACCCAGGACAGGATGGTTTTCACGCGAACGGCCATTTTTACTACAACACGTGCTGAATTTTTGAGGCCGATTTATCTGCGGACGGAAAGGGGATTCGATGCGTCACGCAGAACGCTCGCAGCTCCTCGGGAGTTCCTTGGAGGGAGAACGACGCACCCACCGCACTCACTCCGCGTGCGTCCCATTCCACATCCTCTTTCCATTGATCGTCCAGAGCCATCGGAGGGGCTGTCTCCCCCCTAGGAAGCACCGTTTCCAAGAGTGTCGTGGTCCCCCCTACTGTTTCGTGTGCAACCGGCTCACGAACTTCGACAGTCCACCGTTGTGCCCAATCACCGTCTCGCAAGAATCCCCAATGGTTTCCCCAGCGATACACGGTTTGCGTCGTCGTCTTGGAGGGTGTGCGTCCAGCACGATACGTCACAACAAGGGGTCCAGAAACGGTCAAGCGAAGCATTTAGTGTCGTCTGTTCGGTAGAGTTTAAGCCTTCATTTTTGAACAAATTTGAACCCTCTGTGCTCTGGCTTTCTTACATCATTCAATGTGGTGCGTCATTCTTCAACCCAAGGGCTCGACACGTAATGCTGTGATTCCTGCCGGCGAGGGGGGAGGAAAGGGAGTGCCGGATGTCGCCCTTGTAGGTCAGATTCTTCGCAGAGCGGTGCCTCCTGAGCGCATCGGGTCTTGGAAGTGGAACGGAATGGTCGTCTATTTGTACGCCTACAAGACGGGCAAGGCGGGGACCGAAAACAAGCACGAACTTCCGCCCCCTCACGACAAGGGCCTCTTCTTTGGCGAAGCCGTGCTTATCGCTGTCCAGGGGGGAGGTCCCGTGTCGTTCTCTATCACGGAATTTACCAAGTTTTACACGGAAAAGTTTGGAGGCTTTGAAGATCTCGGGGACGAGGAGGACGACGAGGACGAAGGGGAGGATGATGAGGACGCAGAAGATGAGGAAGGGGAAGCCGAAGAAGAAGAAGAGGTGGAAGAAGAGGCTGAGGGGGAGGACGAGGAAGGAGGTGCGGAAGGGGATGCCGAAGAGGAGGCCGAGGAAGAGGCCCCTCGAAAACCTGTCGCGAAAGCCCCGAAACCGAAGCGAGGTGCTAAGAAGATGCCCGCCTGGTACGCGCAGGCCGACATGGAGCCGGAACCCTACCTCTTGACGCGCTAACCGGAGGGTCCAACCGAAGGGGGTCCACCTGTCCTGAAAAAATTGAGGGTTTGGGCTGGCGAAAGGGGTGATCAGACCCACCAGTATGACCACCCGCACTTTCCGAGATCTCTATACCTACCTTTCCGCTCCTTTCTCTGCCTTCCTACAAGTCGACGGACACCCTTCCTTGCCCCTGACGCTCCGTGCCAATGCCTATGAGACCGTTATACAGACGGGAGGAAAGACATTCGGTTCCGTTGAGCACCTCTTCCATCATTACAACAAGTACCTTGCCGGCTCGGCACTGAACCGAGCGACGTATTTAGCGAACGGGTGCCATCGTCTCCTCCAGTACCTTGTCTTCCAAGAAGGCCCTTACAAGTCCTTGAGTGTCGCACAGACCTTGGAGCTGTCTCCAGCCGAATGGGCAGAGATGCCTCCTTTGTCAGAATGTGATGACAGGCCAAGCCTTCCTGCCGAGAACACAATCGTCTATGCTACGATCCCGCCTGTAATACGACCTTCAAGCAAAGAGCGCCTTGCCGCCTTACACCGCCGTTGCGATGCCATCGAACGTAGTATAACTGAGATGCGACAGGAGGATACGAGTCTCTTGAGACACCTTGACGCCTTAGAAACCAGGATACGTCGCTTGGACGATGCGACTCTTACATTGAACACAGTGACGGCTCACTTACAAACCAAAGTACTAAAAAATCATCGCAAGTGCTAAACATGGTGATGGAGGACATTTTTTTGGCGTGCCCATCTAAAAAAATGAGCCCTTGGTGCTGGATAGACCCTCTGGATCAACCATGGCGACTCTTCGCGACACCACCAAAACCTTTATTGCCAAGCGATGTACTGCCTTGACTGCCGCCCAGCAATTGGACCTTGAACAAGGTATCTTTAACCAGAGTCTCGAAGAGGCCAAGACACGATACGTCCGACGCATCTGGGACAATCCCGACTTTCAAATCGTGTACGGAATGGTGGCCAAACGCACCTTGTCTAACTTGGACCCCTCCTCCTACATTCACAATCCTCGCCTTTTGGAGCGTCTGCTTGAAGGAGAATTTCTGCCTCACGATGTCCCTGCCATGACCTTTTCCGAACTGTACCCGGAGCAATGGCGCATCATGATTGACAAGGCCATGAAGCGCGAAGCCAAGATGTTGGAGGTCGATAAGAGCGTCGCCACCACCCTCTTCTTCTGTACACGCTGTAAGAAGCGCGAATGTACCTACTATGAAATGCAGACCCGTTCCGCGGACGAGCCCATGACCCAGTTTGTGCGTTGCTTAAATTGCGACAAGCGATGGAAACAGTAGATGGAGTGCCAGATCCTCACCTACAATACCCACGGTCTTCCCTGGTCGACCGATACGACCAAACCCATTTGCCAGTGGATCAAGGGACGCGGTCCCGCAATCGTTTGCCTTCAAGAGGTGTTTTTAGACGCCAATCGTGCCTACTACCGCGAACACTTGGAACGGGTGGGATACACGGTCATCGTTCCGCGTGATGATGGAGTGGGGTTTTTGAACAGTGGACTCTTGACCGCTGTCCTGGACAAAACCTTTTTCGTGGAAGGGCACCGTTTTACTGGTTTCGACGCCTTTCACAACGTGGAACAGTTCTCCAACAAGGGGTTCTTGGCAACACGACTCCGTTGCCGACGCACAGGCCGTCGACTGATCCTCATCAATACGCACACGCAGAGTAGCACGTTTTTGTCGGCACTGTTTGGCGAGGCGTCGATTCGAAGGGTACGTCGCACGCAAATCCAGCAAATGCTGGACTTGTATGCGGGAGAAAAGGACCCAGTTCTTGTTGTGGGGGACCTTAATTGCGAGATCTCTCCCCACCCATACCTACGCTTCCTACAAATGGATCCATCGCTCAAAAAACACACCTTTCCGTCTACGGGGGAGGACCTGGACCACGTGGCGTGGATGCCGCTTCAATGGGCTAATGGCGCGGGGAAAGGGAGCAACGGATGTTCCTTTTGCGACATTGACGCACAGGGTCCCCGCATCCTGGCCTGCGAGATTGCCGACGTGCCATGGAGTGACCATCTGCCCTTGCTGGTTCGCGTCCTAGTTCCGACCATGGGATCTTCGCACTGACCTTCGTCTTGAAGAACGGCGGGTTCGTAGGCGACGACGGGTCTTCTTTTCACCTTCTGGGGCACGAGGATCCGTATATACTGCCACTTCCGGAAGAATATGAAGTACATGAGACGCGAGGTCTCCTGGCTGTAATACGCGGTTTCCTACGTGGGGAACTGTGATGGGAAGATTCGTAGCAATTCGGTTTTGAATCCAGGGCATTAGGGTGTCTCGTTTGTACAACCTCTGGTTAGGTGTGTTACCAAACGCAAGAACCACGTGTTCACCGTCCTCAAACTCTTCCAAGGTGATGAGATCATCATTGAGAAGAACATGCCCTTCTGGTAGATTGAGGGGTGTTTCTTCCGCTGGAATGAGGCGTTCTAATAATCCTACCTGGGGGCCATTGTGTCCCTGAAGTCTCTCTACAATTATACGTGCTGCATTTTCGGTTGTATCTCCCTGATTATTCGCAATATTTGTCCTCGCATCTGCTACTAACAAATCTTCCGCAACCTGTTGTAACTCTCTTTGCCTAGCGTATAGATCCGGAAACAGCAGTGCATAATGAAGAGGCGTATTTCCTAGCGCATCTTGTTGATTCACGTCCATGTGAGGATGTAATAAATGAACAAGCATCTCGTGGTCCCCAGATCGTGCCGCCAAATGTAAGGCTGTTTGTCCTTGGTTGTTCGGAATCGTGATTGTCGCACCACGTTCAATGAGAATTGCCGCATTATCTGCCTCTACACCGTACATTTCATTGTCGGAATGTAACGCTGCCTTGTGAAGTGCTGTTTCACCCGTGATGTCCTGTATATTTGGACTGGCACCCCTACGCAATAAAAGGCTCACTGTGGCCGTTTGAGCCCGTCGCATAATCGCCATCATAAGGGCCGTATGCCCTTCTCCATTCTGTAGGTTGATATTGGCTCCTCTATCCAACAAGGCCTCCACAAGGCTTCGATTATTGTAGGACGCTGCGATCATGAGAAGCGAATAATCCGTATAATGCTGTGGGGCGTCTCGGCTGATAAAATTCACGTCTTTCCCTGCATCAATCTCATTCAACACGAGCTGATTGTTTCGTTCACTCATAGCGTAGTCCAGTAGGACGTGATCCGGGACGTGCCCCATGACCGCTCTCAACCCTCGTCGAAAGATGGACATTCTACTTTGATGCGACATTTTAAAAGGAACCCTGTAGAATGAATCGAGTCTATCTCGTGTTCATACTTGTCGGAGGACTCCTCCTTTCCGCGTGGATCTACGCAAGTGTCAGGGACTCCCACTGTGTGGTCCTCCGGCGCATATCCACCGACGATGGCGTCGTAGAACTTGTTGTCCCCGATTGCTTCGAGGGTCTGCCTCACACGACGGACGGCAACACAATACGGATGACAGAGGATGTATGGAATTCAGGTCGACGCGAGGAAATTTTGGTTCACGAACGAGTCCACCTGGATCAAAAACGCCGTCCGGAGGCGTGGACGGCTTTTTACAAGTCGGAATGGGACTACGACCTTTCCGCCTCCCCTCCTCCCGGACTTTCTGTGAACCTTCGGCTGAATCCCGATACGGCCTCGACCCCGTACGCCACCTGGCGGTCCCGGTACGTCTTTTTCACGGAACAGGCCCTGGATGGACGCATTCGCGGGGCCCCCACCCGCGTCTGGGATCGTCAGCGCCGTGCGTATTGCGACCCGCCGTCCGAATGGACCGCCTTTTTCTGCGGAAGGAAGGGTTGCCCATATCAATGGGAACACCCCCACGAACTCTCTGCCGAATACCTTACGCTTGGCTCCGACGCTCCCGCCGCCGAGATCCTTCGAACCTGGCAAAAGTCTCTCCCGACTTTATAGGATGGAAGTGGAAAGGCTCGCGCCGATCGCATCAAGCCCCCTCGATTACGCGCGCGGAAGGGGAAAGCATCGCCGTTCCACGGTTCTACATATTGAATTCGCGAACACGATAGACTCTGTTACGAGTGATAATAGTACCAGTAGTCGAGACAGCGGGTTTGGCGGGTTACGGCGTCTCAAGACGCGACGAAACCGCAGAGTTCCCGCACCTCACTTAGAATCTCTCCCTACAGTAGGGTTACATGTCCAATGAACTTATACACCATCCTTTCGTTTCCTTAGAGGAACAGCAAGGAGGCACCGTCCCTCGGATTCCGCCGTCTACCAAGTCGATTCCACCAGGTCGCGACTTTTACGGGCACGTGAATCAGGCCTGGCAAACACACGTTCATCTTCCGGGATACAAGAGTGCGTTTGGCGTCAGCGAGGAGATCGAAGAAGCCATTCAAACCGAATTGCTGGATCTTCTGGATCACGAACACAAGACAAACGCACGGGACCCGTTGTCGATCCTGTTTTCGAGTGTGCTTCACGGCTCGAACGCAAAGCCCGCTGCGTCCTCCCTTGCGGAACTACGCACCTTGTTGAGCCTTGTCGACTGTATCAAGACGCCCCGCGATGTCGGCCACTTGATCGGTACGCTCAATCGTATACAGTCCGATGCGCCCCTCAGCCTTGTGATTAATAATGACACCTACGACAGTTCTTCCTGTTCCATCTACATTTACGACGTGACGCTGGGAATTCCAAATGATGACGTCTATACGGAGGATTCGGCAATCTTGGCAAAATACAAGGAGTTGTTACGGAAACTTGGGGATCACCTGTATCTCGAACATATGGAGTCCGTCGCCTCTACGGAAGCGACACTTGTTCCCTTTCTATTGAAGGAGCGGGAAGCCCAAGATGTTCACTTTGTCTACAATCCCAAAACCTTTGCCGAGTTGATGCACGAGTATCCGGATCTGGCGTGGGACGCCCTTTTGGCTGCTTGGGGATTGACCGAGGGCCAAATGCGTAAGGGGACCTTTATTGCCACAAACAAGCGCTACCTTCACCATCTTCAGGCGATGATTCGACGCTTCGATTTAAGCGTTTTAAAACCCTGGTTCTACTCGTTGATTCTTCTGTCCTTTCTCAAGTATCTTCCACCTCCTTTTGACGCCCTTGAATTCGAATTTTTTGGGCACGTGATGGACGGAAAAAAACAGGCGACTCCCCGCCCCTTGGCTGCCCTGAAAGTCCTACAAACCTTTGCGGATCAGGACCTGAGTCGCCTGTTTGTGAAGCGGTACGTGCCTCACGACGTGAAGCGCAAGGCGACGGACCTTGTCGAACTCTTGAAAGACGCCACCGAGGCACGGTTGAAACGCCTGTCCTGGCTCCACGACCGCACGCGCACGGCCGCGTTGAAAAAGATTCGTGCGATGTCCTTTCAAGTGGCCTACCCCGACACGTGGCACTCCGAAACACGGGGCGTTGCGTTGGACGCCACGACGCCCTTACGCAACATTCTACGCTTGGCGGAACACGATACAGATTACATGATAGGGCAATTGACGCACGCGGCCTGTAAGGAGGCCCGCGACGATTGGGACGATGGGGCCTTTGAAGTCAATGCCTACTACTACGCCGAAGGCAATCGTATTGTTGTCCCCGCGGGTATTTTACGCGTGCCTTTTTTCGATGTGAGTCGAAGCATGGCCTGGAATCTGGGAGGCATCGGTGTGGCGATTGGACACGAAATCACGCACGGATTTGACGCAGAGGGGCGATTTTACGACGACAAGGGCAACTACAATGATTGGTGGCTTCCCGACGACAGTCGAGAATTCAACCGCGTGAGCCGTGCGGTGGTTCAATTATTTGACGACGCACCCTACATGGGAGGATCCGTGAACGGCGAATTGACGCTTTCCGAAAACCTCGCAGATCTCGGTGGAATGGCCATTGCGCTGGAGGCCCTTCAGACCTACTTGCCTACTGAGGAAACAGAAGGGACAAAAAGGACCAAAGGTATCAAACGAAAGCAAATGCTTCGTGACTTTTTCACGAGTTATGCTGTTTCTTGGAGGTCCAAGGAGCGGGAAGAAAAGGCCAAACAATCATTGTCCACGGACGTTCACGCACCCGCACCCCTTCGCGTCAATTTGGTCGTCCGACAATTTGCCGCATTTTATGAGGCCTTTGACCTTGGACCCGACGATGAAGGTTTCATTCCAGAAGAGAAACGAATTGTTCTTTGGTAAGTGGGACAGGATATGAATCGACGATGAATTGAAAATTCTTCGTCAAATCATTTATCGAAAAATGATGGGAGAACGTAGCATGAACGTCTGTTACTGTCGCTGGCTGGTTCAAACTCTTTGGTGTCTTCCTGTGCGGACTCCGAAAAGCCCCCCTCATACACCCAAACCCACCATCACAATTCCACCCGACGATCGCATTTCCTATGCGCGAAAAATGGTCGAACGACAAACACGTTCACACACACGGCTTGTCTACGAAGATCCCTTGTGGAACCCCTCTAAAATACCATCAGATCCACCAACTTCCACACCTCAAAACTTCCATCTGGCCATGTACGTTTGATGATGAAGGGGAGACGCTTCTCCTTCAATTCCATATGTGCGATTTCGTAACAATCGGTTACACCGAGGGGCACTTGGACAAAGGGTTTCGCACCGTTAGCGAGTTGACTGCCTCGAAAACTGATAATCTTGGTCTTTTCATAACTATTGAGAAAGGGATACGAGGTGTGATGGGCATCAAGACGCGACACATCGCGAAGATTTCCAATCGTGTTACCGGAAGTCTCTTCCTCAAGGACCTCTGTCTCGGGTCGCCCTGCGACTGCGACTGCTCCTTCCTCTGCTCGTTCTGCCCGAATGTTTAGTTGGGCACGTACCTGTTCATTGTAAGGAATCCAGACCTCGGGGTGTAAACGAAAGAGTTTGACAGTATCGGCCGTTTCAGCTTTTTGTTGCTCCGATGGCTCATCCAACTCTTCCTCGTCATCTGTTCCGATGACCTCCTCTTCGGCACCCTCATCGTCCTGATAATTGTCGAGTTCGTCTCGATCCATTTTGCTTCTACTTTGGGAAGTGGTTTTAAGTCAATTTTTTGCTCGGGTAAGATGACAAATAAAATCCAACCGGATAGTAGAAGTCCATGGAATGGAAGGACGCTACCGAGACAGAGGATCCGGAAACCCCGGATCCAATTACTCCTATGATAGGAGGAGCTACTCAAATTAAATTGTATCTTCGAGGACGCACGGACCCTCGGGACATCACCTCGATGCCTATCCTGTTACTGAATCGGATTCCAAGAATACCAGGAAGTGGTCGCACCATTCAGCACGTGCGATTTCAAGACAATCTCCGTCGCAAGGGAATAGACCCCGGGCATATTGAAGGCGTCAACGGAGAGTTTGTCTATGAATATCTGAGACAACCCCGCGTGACAAATCAGTTCATTCAGTACCAATACATTTCTCCCATCCCGCCCATCAGTTACACTCACATTGACGACCTGCTTCCGCAGCAAGTGACCTTTCTGTGTATCTTTCATCACCTTCTTTTTTGTGCCAAGGAGTCCAATCCACGTTTAGGAGGTGCCTTTACCGACTCCTTCGAGGATAAATTCACAAATCTTCAGGCACTCTTGAATGCCTTACCCCCGACGCGTCCCGGAGGACGCATCTTCAAACGAACGGTCGATGAATACAATGATTATTTACGAACGCTTCAAAGTCGTATGCGATTCCACGATCCTATCATTCAGTACAAATTCATTGAAGAAATCGTGGAAATGATCAAGACGGGCCCGGATGCTATTTGGGCGTGGTACGAAGAGGGAATGAACCCGGACACGATGACGATGCTGACGGGTCCTCCTTCTGCGTCTGCGTCTGCTTCTAAGGGAAAGAAACGCCGTTTTCGAGGCCGTCGAAAGGGCCACCAACGGGGCCTCCAACGGGGCCTCCAACGGGGCCTCCAAAAGCGTGTACAAAAGGTACAAGTCCCATCTATCAATCCACCTCCGATTCAACCTTCTTCTGCTGCTGCTGCTGCCGCTGCTACCGCTGCTACTTCCTCTTCTTCTTCCTCTTCAGGGTCTGCCACGGGACCCACTACCGTGTCGCAAACTGCCAATCCTTCGCAAACACAAACAGGAGCACAGGGACAAATCACTGGAACAAGTGGTCAAGTGAATCCTCACTTTCAAACGACCTTTAACCCAACAATAGTCCTCCAATTGCCCGGACGTCGCAAGAAAAGTTCTTCAGGGGTACCAATGACCTCTTCAGGGACCCCTCCTGTCACCCCCCCTCCTGTCACCCCCCCTCCTGTCAACCCTATTGTCAACCCTGCGGTCAACCCTGCGGTCAACCCTATTGTCAACCCTGCGGTCAACCCTATTGTCAAACCCCCTCCCAATCGTCCTATTGTCAACCCTCCTATCCATCCTCGTATCATCAACCGACCCTCTCAAGCTCCAGGATCTGGTCTGCGTCCAAATGATCCAATCATGTTCACACTTCAAAATCCTGTCGACAATGCGCAGGCCATCTATATAGGAGATGATCCCGCTAATCCAGACAACGTGATTGTCCAAGTGAATGATCCAAAACGACACCCAGATGCGCAACTTCCACCGGGTGCGACGTACATTGGCCGCGTCGGAGGACGAGGGGCCCACGGTCATCGATATTCCATCCCACGAGCTCGTGTCGTTCCGACCCGCATAAGAGTCATAGGAGGGACAAGACGCCTGCGAACAGGGAAAGACAGACATACACGCAAAAATAGACAGACCCAGTAGATGGGAGAGTCTTACGATTTATCTTCCTTTGGTTGGGATGGCTGTTCCATTCCAACCAATTTGTCCACTGTGTGCGAACGATTACCCACGTGGAAACACGTAAAAATCGTGCGAGAACCACACAACGCCAAAGGAACCATCCTTTACTTTCCGCACACCTTCTTCAAACCCACCGGAAAAACACCCTTCATGCCTGCCTACATAAAAGGCTCCTTGGAAAATGATGGAGGGTACGCTCAGATTTTTAAAGGACAACGTGCGGTCTTTCATTCCAAAGACTTGAACCATACTGGTCCCGTGAGTTTGACCAAGGTCTCGTCTTTTTCGGAAATCTGTATCAAGGAAGTCCGTCTCAACATCACAAAAGAGGAAGACGCCGCCAGTCCGCACACACGGTCCGAATCCTACGTGGAAGAAATCAACGCCATTCTTTACGAAGTCTTTCTTCACGCGCTCCTTTCCAAGACGCTTGAACATGTCGGATTTCCATCCGTTGTTCCTTCCCTCTACGAAGTCGTGGCCCACACCAAGGATGGAAAACCTCCTTCCTCTCCTACGGACTTCAAAATGATGTGGATCTGTATGGAATTTTTAACGGGCACCACGTTGGAAAAGTATCTGCGTCGCAACTTGACGATTCCGACTGCGTCAGATCGGGTCGTTGTCCTGGAACGGAACGAAACCATCCTAACCGACATCTTCATCCAACTCGCCTTCTATCTCCACGTGCTTCAGGAAACGCTTCGGTTCAATCATCGCGATATGAAGATCAACAACGTCTACATTCGCCACCACGAGCCTTCCGAACATTGGTCTCGCGTGATTACGATTCCTGGACTCGGATCCTGGAACTGCTTGGTCGATCTTGTGATGATTGATTTCGGGTTTGCCTGTATTTCCTGTGGCAACGGATTCCTGAATCCCCGTGCCACGCTGGTCGGTGCCGGAAGTTGGTTTCGCACGGAGCACGACTGTCTCAAGGTCGGGCGTGATCTTGGACAATTTCTGTATTCCCTACATTGTTCCTTCCCTCTTTCCAATTACGTCGGAGACGCCTTCTTCCTTGTGCTTTGTACGGCCTTGCGAGCAGAGAAAGCGGGGACCACCGTTCACTTGCTCAAAGGATTCGACCCTTCCGGAAAACCTCTTGAATGTGTTGGTATTCCGCGTTCCATTAAATTCAATGACGGGATCTACCTCTTTCTACGCGAAGCCGATGTTGACGTGCCCAATTGCCGGCCGGCCGAATTTCTGCGGTTGCTCCACGCCTTCCGACCCGAAAAATTGAAGAGCCTAAAAATTTGAGGGTCCCTTACACAAGGATTCTACAAGCACATTATGACATCACTTTCTGCGTTCCTAAGTGACCATCGCGTCGACGCCAAGGAGGCGGAATGGACGATGACGGGGATGGGCAGTTCTGACGCAGGGTCTTATTTCGTGAACGAGGCCGAGTACCCTGACTTTCTTACACGTCTCAATGGACACATCTTTGGACGCACGCCCGCCCGTCCTTCCGGCCTACTCGAGAAGCACCGCGAGTTTGGCGGACCGCCCTTGGTCGACCTGGATATGAAGTACGAGATGGGGGGCGCCCTCTTGCGACGCTTCACACCCGACCACATTCAATTGTTCATCGCAGAGTACATTGCCGCGATGATCTATTTTTCCGAAGTGGAGACCTTGGAGAAAGACCTTGACTTTTATCACCTTGAAAAACCCGGCCCCGAGCGTGACAAGTCCCATCACAAGGATGGGGTCCATATTCAGTGCCCGACCCTGACGACCTCCTCCGAGTACCAGTACAATATTCGCGGGTTCCTTCTGACGCGAGACATTGTCGCCAAAGCCTTTGGGGATACGGGGGTGACGAATCCTCCCGAGGACGTCTACGACGTCAGCGTCATCCATCGAAACAACTGGTTCCTGTACGGAGCGTGTAAGCCGAACAAGCAACCGTACCGGGTCGCCAAGATTTGGCGTCTGTCGATTCAGGAAGTCAAGGAACTCTTGGAGGAGGGGATGCCAGACTTTGAGACCCTGATCGAGGAGGTACGCATTCGACTCGCCGCCGTTCCCGTTCCGAGCGACACACTCGAGATGATGAAGACGCTGAGCATTCGACTGAATCACACAAGCGTGGATCCCCTTGAGATTCGCGAGGATCGTGCGGCCGAGTGGCGGATGCTGACCTCGGCCTGGGGTGCGGGCAAGAAGGAGGCACGGTCCATCATTCAGCACGTGGGGACAGGAGCCTTGGCCACCGCCGTTGCGAAAAAGGCGGGGGCCTCCTCGGAACGGCAACTGGTCGTGACGGAGGATGGGGGCGGTGCCGACGGCTTCCGTGTCACTAACACCAAGTCGAAGGAGGAAATTCAACTCGCCTACCGTCTGTGTCGCGAGTGTATCAATGCGTCGACACGCGCGACCGATTACGAAGATTGGGTCAAGTACGCGATTGTGTTGAAAAACATTGCCGACAATGACGAGTCCTGTGCCGTCTGGATCGAGGTGTCGCGTCGTGCGATGGAGGCCCAAGGAAAAAAGCCGATGACGGACGCCGACTATCAGAGTAAGTGGAAACTCATTCGTGTGGACAGCACCAAGAAACTCGGGATGGCGTCGCTTGTTCACTGGGCCAAGGAGGACAATCCCGACACCTTTCGAAGCATTCACTCGGAGACGCACACGCAGTGGATCATCAATTACGCCAAGGACACACACACCAACGTGGCCTCCTTTGTCGCACGGGTGTTTCAATACGAGTTCCGATGCTCCCCCAGCGGACGCAAGGGTGCCGTCGAGTGGTACTATTTCCCCACGGGAAAGCACGCCTGGGAGCACCTGCTCCTGCCCATCGAGTTGCGGGCCCGTTTGTCGGGGAGCGTCAAGAATGAGTACGTGATCGCGGGCAAGAAACTCAGCGACAGCCTGGTGTCGTCCACGGACGATGGTGAGCGAGAGCGACTGGACGACAAGCGTAAGAAACTCTTTGCGATTGAGCGACAACTCGAAATGGTGGGCTTCAAGGACAATGTGATGAAGGAGTGTACCGAAAAGTTTTACGACGGCGAATTTATGACGCGTCTTAATGCGAATGGATACTTGTTGGGCGTCGCGAACGGCGTTCTGGATCTCCGACATTTCGATAACGAGGAAATGATCGGGCGTCCTCACGTCGTCTTTCGTCCTGGGCTCGCGGATGATGGCATCAGCTTCCAGATGGGACGAAGTACCCCCGACTATGATCCGATTCATTACGTCCCCTACGTTCCCGACACGCCAGAACAAGTCCTGCTTGCCGAATTCTTTGAACGAATTTATCCTGACCCCGTCTTGCGACACTATGTCCTGGTCCTTCTGTCCTCGTGTTTGGAGGGATTCAATCGCGAGCAAAAGTTCTACGTCATGTCGGGGATTGGCGGCAACGGCAAGTCCATGATTGAGAAGTTGATGGAGTACACCTTTGGCGATTACGGTGCGGTGCTGAGCACGACCGTCTTTACCCGCAAGAAGCCCGATTCCGGCAACGCGAATCCGGACATTATGACGGCCAAGAACCGACGCTACATTCATATGGGGGAGCCCGATGACGACGAGAAGATCAACACGGCGATTATGAAGTTGTACAGCGGTGGCGACCAGATCACGGCACGGGCGATGTATGAAGGTCAGGATAAGTTTGCCATCAAGGGCAAGATCTTCATGTCGTGTAATGACCTGCCTCCGGTCAACAAGATGGACGGAGGCACGTGGCGACGCATTCGCGTGATTCCTCACGTTAGCGTCTTTAAGGATCCCGGCGATCCCGCGATCGATCCGGCAAAGAACATTTACCCCAAGGACTTGAACTTGGAAAACAAGTTGATCCACTGGCGTACTCCCTTCCTGTCGCTCCTGGTTCACTACTACGAGACCTACTACATTCCCGACGGGCTGAAGGAGCCAGAGTGTGTTTCGGCCGCGTCGAGCAAGTACAAGGAGCAGAATGACCAGTTTATGGCCTTCTTTGGCGACTGCTACGTCAAGGAGGCGGGTGCGGGTCCCATCCCGGCCAAGACGGTGCGGGACACGTTTAACGAGTGGAAGAAGACGGCGGGGCGATGCGATCTCAAGATCACGGTCGTGTATGAGCGTATGAAGGAGGTGTGCGGAAGTGGCTCGACTGAAAAGGAGTTCTGGGGCGTGCGCGAAGCCGAGGAGTCGGATTTGAGCGGAAACTTGTTACGAACTACATCTTAGACCGAAACCTTGTATTTTTTGTCTGGACTCTGTAGAATGGGGGGCAAGCGTCGAAATACGCGTAGACGTAAGACATTGCGAAAACAACGAGGAGGTGCCCTTGATTGTGAGGCAGAAGGATTCACGATCGAGATGCGACTGGCATCCGGTGGAACGAATTATAATATTGGGTCCATCCACGATGATGGGGAATCCTGGACCTTTGACTATGCCGCAGGCATGAATAATCAAGGAATGGTAGATTGGTACTGTAAACGTGTGGGTCTGACCCGAGAAGAAGCGGACAGGGTCAAAGCCTTGACGGTTGTTCAAGAATTGGGAGCCTTTTTCCTTCGATACAAGGTTGTATCAGAACGATTTCAACATGTAGAAGAATTACTTATAAATCCAACATTTCTCGTAATACCAGAAAAAGCTTTTTCAAAAATACTTGACGGAACAAGTAAATTGAAAAACTTAAAAGATTTTTTGGCCACGGGTAAAAGATATAGTTCATTTATGGAACTTTTTATACCTATCGAGACTGCGATTGATCGTGCTCAATGTCTCCTATGGTACATTGTAAAACACAAAGGAGCCCTTCCCGCCGGATTTGTGATGGATGAACGAGTTTCGAAAAAAGCAAAAACTCCCATTGAAGATTTACCTAGAGATTTACGAAATGTCCCAACACTTTTAAAAGCAATACCCATTCTTGAAAAGGAAGGCACTGACCTCCGTGACCCTCCTGTGACATTTGGAGTGTTTTAGATACTTTTCCGGATTCTATATGCGTGCCGGGCACACACCTAGAATCTTATCCATAATACACAATACTGGCATAGGCTACGCCAATCGACAGGGCGTATGCGAGCGCTCCCACCGCGATTTTTTGCTTGAGGCCCTGGATTCCAAACATATTTATCAATACAAGTGCGACGGCAATGACGGCGAAGGAGTAGGTGATCCAAAAGGCCAGCATCACGCGGTCGTCCGAGGTGCGGATGCCGGCGATGCCCGTGCTTTCCTGAGGGTCGCCGTCCAAAAACTGGCGACGGTGCTTACGCTCGGTTTGAACTCCCCGCGACAGATGTTCAGTCGACTTCTTGATCTGGTCTTTCAGGTCTTGGTCGTAGTCGGTCAGTGGTTTCGACGACGACACGAGTTGGTCACAGAGTTCCATCGTTCTCTTGATTGCGTTGATAGCCGCGGTTTTTTGCTGTTGCTGGGCGTCCACGAAAGCCTGGTTCTCCGCCGTTGCCTTGGCAATCCGCCGTTGAAGCGCCGCCTGGGGGTCGCACTCGTCGACCTGTTGCTGCCGGGTCGCCAAATCATTATTCAACTGGGTTAGTTGTTGTCCCGCAACAGCACATTTCGACTGCTGGGTGTTCCGCTGTTGAACGACGTCATTCCGGGCCTGGGCCTGACCCGGGTCGCACGTGTCCAACTCGCGTTGTTTTTGCTGAAGGGCCAGGCTCGCCTGATTGACGTCGGCCTGCTTCGTTCCGCATTGATTCGGGGGCTCAGGAGCGGATACTTGATTTCCCATACTATATAGTCTGCGTAAATTTTACGTCTGCCTGGGTCGCAATTTGCCACGTTAGATGCTACACACTGCGCGCTTCTGACTTCCTCCTTCATTGCCCTCCTGAAACGACGCCATCTGCGTCTCCAGATTGCTCTCCCACGACTTGAAGCGCTGGCTAATGTCGCTGGCACAATCTCGCACATTCTTTGGTATAAGTTCTTCGGCGTCGAACTGGATATTTCCGTCCTTGTCGCATCGGAGAGGTGCCTTGACGGGCTCTTCCTTAGCAAAGGTGCGACGGTGCCACAGGCGCGTGTCGCGGGTGCGTCGGGTGTAGTAGTAGCGGTAGACACCGATGATGACCACGACGGTCAGAAGAAGACCAGTCAGAAGACCCGCCAACGCATTGTTCAGGACTCCCGTCTTGTGAAAGTAGATCAGGATGGCCATCACAAGGGAAGAGATGAAGAAGACCTGTAGGAAAAACAGGGTCTCCAACTTGTTGTAGTTGGACCATTCGTTGATTTCAAACTGTCGCTTGGTGACATCCTTGTCCCGGAGCAACCCGTTTTTGATACGCTCATTGTTGGACGAAATCTGCGAGGTCAGATTGTTGACATCGTCAGACCGGGACTTGTAAAAGTTGGCATTGTGGTCCATGTCCATGTAGCGTCCCAGATCAATCTGTGCCTTTTGGAAGGCGACCCGCTTCTTATCAAAAATCTCCTTGGACAGTTGGTCAACTCGGGTGTTTACGTAGGCGGAATAATCCGCCGGATTCTTTCGGAGATCCTGTGAAAATTTCATACGCTCCAAGTCCTGATACAGACTGGCGACCGGGGCGTAGGTATTGCCGGATGATTGTCCTTGACCCATTCCTATCTACTTTAGAGGGGTTTTGTTTTCAGGATGTGGACATTCTGAAAACAGGGTATGCCTGGCGTGTCTAGTTGCGATATACGTAAAAGATGGTTCCCAACGCAAGAACGTTGAGGGCCGTCCACACGGTGATTTGATTCGTCGTGTAGTTATTCTTCTCCTCCGTGTAGCGAACCATTTCTCGTTGCGTCGTCACTATGGCATCCGTACTGTTCAGCATATCGTAGGTTGCCTTTAATTTGGACATCTTATCATTGATGGTCTTGTTGGCATAGTTGGTGGCATCCTTGTTCTGGTTAACAATGGTGACCCGGGCTTGTGCCAAATAGTTCATGATTTCGAGAACAGAGTTCACGCGAATATTGAGTTGCTTGGTGTTTCCCAACATATCTTGTGCCTTGGCGTTGTCAGCCGTGTTGCGACTCGTGGCATTCTTCAGGAACTGCTTCAATCCGTAGCGGTATCGCTGTTCGTAGTAGCAGTACTCTTCCTGAAGCGACGAGTACAGGGCCGCGTCCTGTTGGACCAGGGCATTCATGTCCGTCTGAATGTTGGAAGCGACGCCCCCCGTGGGCCGGGATTTCAGGATCCCTTGTTGTTGAAGTTCATTTACGTGTGCCTGAAGTTGGCCGACGGGGATGCGCCCCGTGGTCGTATCGGGAACCAAAAGATCGGAAGCAACGCCCTTTGGAAACAGGGCCATCAAATCGGTCGCGCTGTAATTCTCCGCCGGGGGATCGCACACGGCAGGGGCCGGGGCCTTGGGCTGGTCACTCGTGTACACGGGGCTGGTCAGATTTTCCTCTTCCATCTACTCTATCCCTTTTTTTTCCTAACGTCGCTTCAAAAAACCGCCGATGAACGCTTGAAAGGTTCCTCCTATTCTTGGTTGGAATCCGAGCGGTTTTATGGCAGAAACGGTGGTCGCTCCACTAGGAGGATGGAGCACCAAAAATACCACGGACGCCACGCCGATCAGGCAAAACACGACCGAGGCAACAATCAGTCCCATCGGAGTCGTGTCCTTCAGGGGACGCCACAGCCCCAACCACGAGGTGTGAAAGGTGCTCGTGTACTTTTTCCGGAGTTCTTCGGATTGCTCTTTTCGGAGGACATTCAGAGTCGTCGTCGTCTCCAACTGTTTCTTCAGATCCGTTTCTGTGCTCTTTTCCGACTCGATGCGTTCTCGCAACGACTGAAGTCCGGTTGTCATATCCCGCACGTTTCCTTCGAGCGCGTTGGCATCTCGTTGAAGAGCGTCGTTAGCCTGCTGAATCGCCCGCTTGGAGGCGTCAATCTGCCCCTGGGCTCCGGAAATGCCCATTACAGCGGATTGCGTCAACCCCATGATGGTCGGGCAGTTGTCGTCCACCTGCTTTTGGTTCTTGGACAAGAGCGTCACGTGCTGATCTTTGATCGCAGGATTCCACAAGTCGGAAAGGGTAGTCATTCTACTCTTTGCGACGGTAAAATACACGTCGAAAAAAGTAAGTCTAGGACGTATCTTAGGCCGAACAGACGCGGTAACACAGGGTTTCTCCTGCTGTTTCGGAAGGACGCTTAATTTCCACAACGTCGCCCGGAACAAGGCCCAAGATGCGGGCCTGAACATCCTCGTGAAACTTGATGTGAGGAAATTCGTTCTTGGATTTCATATGGAGACTGGACATCACTTCGGAGATTTCCATCTTGGATAACTTTCTGTGTGCGGGAACCATAAAGTGGCGTGCTGGATTGCTGACAACCTGCTTCAACGGAAAGAAATTCACACGAGCCTGTTGCGTGGACCACTGCTTCTTGGATGATTTATGAAAGGCGTCGTGAATGGGTTCATTGATCACGATAAAGAGTTCATCTGTCGCAGGATCGTAGTGAGGGGTGAGCTCCGTATCCCACAATTTATTGACCTCGGTTTCCACCTTGAGGCGCATGGTGTCCAGCCAGTAAAGGACAACAATACGGCGTTGAGTTCCATCGTCATCGCGTTCCGCTTGAATCACGAGGAGATTCGAATTCGTGGTCGCCATCTTGATGAGTTCTTGAGGTGATATTCCCTTATACGACTCTACATCATATCCACGCTCTTCGAGAATCTCGAGGATCGTGCCTCTTGTTCGAACAAGTAAATCGAGTGTTTCGGCCTCCATTGATATGCTTTCTACTTGGGCTCGACGTTTAAATCAATTTTTAGGGGACTTGATTGATGACGACCGTCTTGTATTCCGGTTCTGGAGCACTTTCTGTTACAAATCCTACTCCTCCCCCTCCGAATTGAGGAGGAGCGACAGGAAGGGGTGCGGGAAGTATAGGTGCCGGTTCGGGAGGAAGCAATCCAACTTGTGGCTGAGGAGCGAGTCCAAGTCCAGGACCTTGCTGGGGTGCCTCTGTAATTTCCAACATTGGTGGTCCAGCTTGCGGTCCAGCTTGCGGGACGGGATTTGGATTTGTAACGGGTGCGAACGGAAGTGGTGGTAAGGGGACCTGGGCAGGACCCGGTGCGAACGGGGGTGCCTGGACTCCTGGACCAGGCACTACACCTGCTCCAGGGATTGGTGCTTGTATCCCAGTACTTGGTACTACGCCAGCGGGTACCGCTCCGGGTCCCGTTCCGGGTCCCGTTCCGGGTCCCGTTCCGGGTCCCGTTCCGGGTCCCGTTCCGGGTACCGGTGCCGGTGCCTGAAGCGTGACGTTCACCACCGTGCCGGGTTCTGCCACTACTTGTTGGGCCTCCGCCGCCACAGTCGCCGCAACTCCCGCTGTCGTCACCATCTCATCCTTTGAATCCGACGCTCCCAGAGGGACGCCACGTTGTTGTGCTCGCATCTCGTCGCGTACACGCATCAAGATGATACCCAACTTGTTTTGCCCTAGACGTTTGCGTCCCAGACCCCAATAGTTATCCTGCTTGGACGCGTTACGCAAAATGCTCGTTCCCGTTGCGAGAAGTTTTGTTTTGAGTGCCGTGTGATTGTCGCCAAACTTTTCCTTGACCGCCGTATACATTACGAAATCGCAATACGTCTTCCAATCGGCACGGTGGGCCACAGTATCCGTCTTTCCGAGTTTCTTGGCCGCCGCAGGAGTCTTGGCCGCACGAATCATCTCCTGGTAGTCGGGATTCGAGGGGAACTTCATCGCCTGGAAATAATGCTCCACGGTGGGCCACACCTTTCCATCCAGCGTCAATTTAACGGGGAAAAAAGTTCCAAACTCCTTGTACTCCTTTTTCGTGGAATCGAATTCAATCACGCGAACGCCAGGAGGCACCGGTGGCTGTGCCGGCAAGTCATTGCGTGCCGGAAGACCTTCGTCCTCTCCATCTTCCGGTTCGTCTTCGGTAGGGCCTTCTTCTGCTTCTTTTGCTTCCTTGGCTTCCTCTTTCGCTTCGGCGACGGCAACTGCTTCCTTTGCTTCTGCGATGGCTTCCTTTGTTTCCTCGGGGGGCGTCGGTTTTCCGTTTCGGAACTGGCGCGCCATCTTTTCCGTCAAGAAGCGAAATCCCAAATTTCCGTACGTCGCCAATTCCTGGTCCAGCAATTTCATTGCGTAGGGCATCTCGATGCGACTGAAGGTAACGCGGGATTTGGTGATGGGAGGCACAATCGTCATTGTTTCGGTTCCCGTGAATTTTTGTCGAATATCCATCGATCCGTCGCACATGAAGCAGATGAAGAGCCCTGCCGCCTCATTGTAAATGGGCACCGTGCCGCATCCATTACAGATCCAGAACTCGGTGCCGTCCGATCGCTTCATCATCGATTCCTGAAGAAACTGCGTCATTCCGTGTGCGATCAAGACGTCGCGTTCCATCTCGCCAATGCGCATACCGCCTTCATTGCCACGTCCCCCCGTGGGTTGATGCGTCTTCTGCTCCTTACGCCCCGTGGCACGTGAGTTCAATTTATCCTGCGTCAAGTGCTTGATACGCATAAAGTAAATCGGACCCATAAAGACGGAAGACGTAAACATTTTGCCCGTGATGCCACTGTACATGATTTCCTCGCCATCGCGTTGTGCCCCCAATTCCTGAAGTGCGTCGGCGATGGCCTTGTAAGACTGCTCGTCGTTCATAAAGGCCGTGGCATTCATCTTGGCACCAATCATCGCGCCAAACTTTCCGTACACCTGTTCCAACAGTTGTGCGATGGTCATACGAGACGGAATACAGTGGGGATTTACCATCACGTCCGGCACAAGCCCCGAGGCAGACCGAGGCATGTCCTGTGCGTCCAACAGCATTCCCATTGTTCCTTTCTGACCGTGACGCGACGAGAATTTGTCGCCCAGTTCTGGCACTCGTTCCTCCAAAATACGCACGCGTACCAGGCGCATGCCGTTTGCCTGATGAAGCACCACGACCTTGTCGACACGTCCCTTGGTAAACACGGTAGGCGTGAGCGAGGCGTCGCTAATCTTGCCCGTCTCGGTGTTGCGGAGGTAGCGTCCCACAAGCACGGTTTTTTCGTGAATGGGTACGCCCTCTTTGATGATGCCATTCGCATCAAGATGGCTGAAATCGTTGCCGGGTTTGAAGTCGTTCCACGCCACGACTGTGGCGGGGTTACCGATGCGGTACTGTGCCTTGGCCAGTGTATCGTCTTCTTCCACCGTTGTGTAGGATCGCAGGGCCAGCGACCGAAAGAGCCCACGCTCGATGCTGGAGCGATTGAACAATATTCCGTCGTCCTGATTGTAGCCATTAAAGGAGTTGATACAGAAGATGACATTTTGACCGTAGGGCATTTCTCCACGCCCCACTGCGTCGTAGACGATGGTACGACAAAGGGGACCCTCTCCGTAGCAGAGCATGCTTCCGTAGGTGTCGAAGCGACTCTCGTAATTCGTGGCGTAGTACCCGATGCCCTGCTTCGACTGCGAACAACTCAGCTGGTTGCGGGGCGACTGGTTGTGATTGGCGAACGGAATCATGTTGGCAAGGAGACCCATCATTGTGCTGGGGTGAATTTCCGAATGCGTGTATTCGGGGGTCGCCTGAATTTCGGTGAGGGTCCCCCACCAGTGAATGTAGGCCTCGTTGCTTTCGTAGGGATCGACATACTCGATGTCTCCCGCAAACGGTTCCAATTCCGTCACGTAGTCTTCGAGCGTGGCATTCGCCTTGGTTCCCAGGGGGTCGATCGTTGCGTATGACGCCACGTCAAACCCCGCCGTCGCAGGGTAGGTGCCACACACAAGGTCCCGCCACGAAGGCAGGGCCGTGGGGGCCCCCGAAGAGGCCGCCCCGCCGCTATACAAGGCCTCCATCACGCGAGGCCACTGTCCACGACGCAGTTTCCACAGGGGGCGAAGGGGGCGTCCGTCATCCATGTAGATACGCAAAATCTTTTCCGACGTATTGAAACTGACGGAGGTCATCGGCGAAATACAGGCCGTTGCCTTCATAAGGCGAAGTACCGCCTGAAGCAGTGCCGGCGTTTCCGTGAATCCGATTGTGCCTCCGTTAACTTGGACCGAGGTCGCATTGGCCGCCATATCTCGGTGTGCGTCGGCGACCGGAACCACGCGTCCCCGCGTCAGAAGCCACTGCGTCAACGGTGCGGTCGGGGTTCCGACGGAGATGAGTGTAAGAATGCTCAGGTTTCGTGTAGCACCGATGTGGGCTCCCGTAGGTGTTTCCGAGGTACAGAAATAGCCAATCTGACTTGGATTCAGATGACGCGGTCCCACTAATTTCATAGAGGTATCGAAATCGCTGACAATGCGACGTGTATGCGACATTGCGTCCATGTAACTGATGCGGGCAAGCGGTTGAATGACACCCGTCTTCATATTGTACTGATTCGTCCCCCAGCGTCCGCGAAATCCCCGCATGATGGAATCGTTCAGTTCCTTGGTCGCCAATATTTCTTCGATGGAGGCCGGATTGAACAAGTCCTTGAACGAGTCGTCCGTGTAGCGTCCCTTGTTGTAATTATATTTGGAGCCGATCTCAAATTGAACTGCCTTGGCCCATGTCTTCCACGATTCCGAAAATAATCCGCGAAGAAGCGTACCACTCGGAAGCAAACGCTGGTTGCGAATTTCATCGCGATTCGTCGCCGGCTCTAGTCCCATTTCGATGCGAATCATCTTGCGCATTAGTTCCGCCAAATACTGAGCACGCGCCTTGGGTGCGTCGGGTACGTGACAAAACAGATGGGTGTGAAGAATGTCCAGCACGTGGGCGACCTGGAACCCCTTGGTCAACGTTCGTATAAAATCAATGGCGAGTTGCGTGCTGGTGATAGGGTAGGCGTCGTGAATCGACGGAATCAGCGTCTCCTCCATAGCCTTGGTAAGGGGTGACTCCGTGTCGGGCAAGATCATACGCACAATCTCCTCATCAGATTCGATGCCCAGGGCCCGAAACAGAACAAACAGAGGAACGTTTCCCTTGGCGAACGGAATGCTGACGCGAATCACACCCTCTTCTTTCCCCGATTCTTCGTCGTCGTCGTCCATTGGTGCCGAACCAGAGGCGTGGTAGCGTGCGAATCCTACGCGACGCGTCTGTTTTGTAATGGGGTCCTGACACACCACAAAGCCTTCTGTGGCCGTCTTCAGATTGTGCTTTGGTTTCGGGCTAATGTAGGGGGAGTTGTAGGCCTGTTCCTGACGCGTAATCAGAACCTTTTCCGCTCCGTCTACAATAAAATAGCCTCCCTGGTCATTTCGACATTCCCCCATTTCCGTCAACAGGGAGGCGGAAGCACCCTCGGTCGCGCACAGATTCGATCGAAGAAGGATCGGAAGCTTGAAGAGGGGAAATTCCGGAAACTTGATGTCGAAGGGAACTTCTTGGCCAAAAAAGGTGATGCGAATCACAATGTCGGCACGAAACGACGCTGCGTAGGTAACATCGCGGAGACGTGCCTCGTTCGGAAACATGCGTCGCACCGTTTTTCCGCCGTCCAGGGACACGATCGGAGGACCCACGTCAATCTTGAGGTCCGCCGCGGTGGGCACGTCGTCTCCCACAAAGATCTCGACCTTGTACTTGTATTGACCTGTTCCTTTCTTGGCGTCTCCTTCGCCTTCTGTGACCTCCTCCTTCAAAATCGTAATGGGATTTTGGGCGTGAATAATGTCCGGCATCTCGCGAAAGATGAACGCATTGTACGATTGGATATGATGTTGCTCCAAAAAGGTGTTGGGGTACTCGTCGAAAAACCTCTGAAACACGATTTGTGCGCTGTCCGCCAGCGAATGGGATGCGGGGCTGTCTGATGGTTGACAAATGCCTGGGGAATCCATCTCTCTCTGATTGGGGATATATACCTTTCATTTAGAACCTTCCTCGTTCAACGATGAAGGTGCGTTCCTTCACGATTGAATTATTGCGTGGTTTGCCACGCGGGGGGACTGGCCAACTTGGAAAAATCACTTCCGATGTTGGTGATGACTCCGGGATTGATGAGCCCCGCGGTTCCGTGGCTCGCCGGAACCCACGTGCTCTGTACGGGGCTCGCAGGGGCCGGGATGGTGGCCGTGTTTCCGGACCAGACGTTCGCTGCGACCTGAAACACGTTCGGAGGGGCCGTCGACACATAGGGATGAACCTGGAGCGACTCCATCAGACTGCCTCCTGCCTGTCGTCGCCTGAGACTTCGACCACGTCGACGACCGCCCACCTTGTTGGACCCCATGCCGGCCGGCACCTGACGCGCACTGTTCTCGACACCGCAGGTGCGACTCATTCCGCTGTTGAAATAGACGTCCATGTCTCGGATCGTCGACGGGTCCGTATCCGCCTCTACCGGGAAGTGTCCGTACATTTGGACGTTGGCACCGGGAACCATCTGATAATCGATGGATGCGGGACTCAGAATTGTTGCGGCTCCGCCTCGTAGCTTTCTTGTCTTTTGCGTCTTTCGCATCTTACGCGTTAGGCGTTTACCTCCATGTTTTGAGACCATCTTCCTATAATACTGCGAGAAACTTTTTGCTGATTCCTTCGACATCGGAGATTTGAATAGTGTCGACCACTTGGTTTGAAGGGCCTCGGTCGCATCACCGTCGTGCTTGATCGCCTGCCTGGCAAACTGATCAAACGCTTTGAGATCTTTTTGTATCTTGGCGATGGTCATCTCTTACTCTACTGTTCGATTTAATCGGTGGAAATGCGTCCCTTGCGAAATAATTCTCGAACCCGGGATGTTGCCGTACGCATCAGGCTCTGATAGCCACCCCCTACAACCGGGGCTTCGATAGAGGGAAGAGGTGCCGTGCCTACCACCTCTGCGATAGAGGTTGGTACAATCGAGGAGGGACCCTGGTTTAGGGCATAAAAGCCGTAGGCCAGCAGAAGGACTGCTGCTAGCAATATATAGGGACCGTAGGTCTTCAGGTTGTTTTGCCACGTGGAGCGCTCGTATTCATTGACTCCGAAGCGAGCCCAATGAACGTAGAGGGCCAGGGCCAGCACGACGCCACTGCCGGACACGAGGATAAGAGGCGCAAACCTGGGAATAACGAAAAAAGCAAGGGCACCCGCAAGCAAGAGAATGATGAAGGCCACGAAACTGGGAATCAATAACTCCATCTGAGAACTGTCTAGGAAATTTTCTGAATGAGAGGCACGTGCGTGAGCATCGTCTTTCGGCAGCAGTAACGGACCAGGAAGAGTTCGTCCATGACGGTCGCTTCCGGAGTCTTCGGAATCGCCTTGCCGGCAAAACAGGTCGGTTCCGCATATCCGGACCCCTTCATCTCGCGAAGGCGACGCTCATAATACTCCCACTTGTCTCCCAAGCATTTCCCACAAGACACGCATCGCACTGGAATGATCATCTCTCGTCTATGAGGGACCGGGGGTTTTTCTAAACTGCTTCATTTTTATGCGTTTAAACGGTCAATCTGTTGTCCGAGCCCGAACCAGAACCAAATGACCTCTGTCTTTCCTCGTGGAGGTGCTACCCAGAGCATGAGCCCCCTCAGTCGCCAAATCACCACCTTGATAAACCGCGTGGCGGAGTTGGAGAAGAAACTCCTCACGATCTCGACGACCGCCGGGACTCCGGGTCCCAAGGGAGACCGTGGCGAAGCGGGTGCGCGGGGAGACCGAGGCGACAAGGGGGACAAGGGCGACTTAGGCGATCGCGGGGATCGGGGAGAGAAGGGGGAACGCGGTGAACCCGGTCCCCGGGGTGCACCGGGACCTCAGGGTCCTGCGGGTCCTGCGGGTCCTGCTGCCACGGCGTAACGGCTTTTTTTTAGGTTTTCTCCAATTTCGCTAGCGACTCTGGAAAAAATTGATGGTCCTGCTGTCAGTACAGGTCAAGTCCCCCTTTTCACACTTTTCTACACTTTTCTTTCAAAATGACGTTTCAAGTACCTTTCGGCGGTTTCGAGTTTCACGAGCACCAGCGCGAGGCCATCAAGTGGATGGCCGACAGAGAACGTACAGAAGAGTACGTGTGCGGAGGAGTTCTTGGGCACGAAATGGGTCTAGGCAAGACCTGGATTGTAATTGGCCACCTCCTCAACTCCGAGCCCGAAGCACGCGACACCCTTGTCCTGGTCCCTCCTTCCCTCCAGCCCCAGTGGTCCGAGGCCCTGCGCAAGTCCGGCATCCTCCACCGCATCCTGGGGCCCGCCCGTGGAGAGGATGGCCCTTGGCGGGACGTCCTGCCCGAGGGTACGATCAAGACCCCCCGTGTCTGGCTAGCGACTTACGACCGTGCTGCCAACAGCATCGGGCTCTTCGAGGCGATGCGGTTTGACCGTATTGTCGGCGACGAGGGCCACGTGTTTCGTAACGGACCTGCCACGAAGCGCTTTCGTGCTCTGTCCAGCATCGTAGCACCTCGTCGCTGGCTCCTAACCGGCACGCCCGTCCAGAACTACGCCCGGGACTTTCAAAACCTCCTCCGCTTCTTGGATATGCCTGACGAACTCCGCATCGCAACGCCCGCCCGTCGCGTCGCTGAAGTAGTGATGCTCCGTCGCACGGTGGCCGAGGTCCGCGGAGCCGTGGCTGCGATGCCCACTCAGAAGCCCCTCCACGTCGTCCACCCCGTCTCCTATCCTGAGGGAGGAGAGGAGGAGATGGTGTTTCACGCCCTGGTCGGCAAGTTCATCCTCGCGATCGAGAGCCACGCGGCCAACTTCATCGTCCTCGAGTTGTACCTGCGTATCCGCCAGTTCATCGCTCATCCCGCCCTGTACGTCGAGGCGATGAAGCGCAAGTTCAAGGAGGGCTACGCCCGCGAGTCTTGGACTAGCACAGCCTCCAAACTGGCCCAGTTCAAGACCTTCTTGGCCACCGAGGCTGCCCAGCCCACCATCGTCTTCACGACGTTCACAGGCGAGATGGACCGTGCCAGGTGTGCGCTCGAGGAGGCTGGGTACGCCACCTGGTCCATCGCTGGAGGGATGACGGACGCCCAGCGCGAGTCCGTGGTGTCCGAGAGCCGTGCTGCTGTTGAAGCGGGCAACCAGCGCGTCGCACTCCTGGTCAACATCGTGGCGGGCGGAGCGGGCCTGAACCTCCAACACTGTCCCCGCGTCGCGTTCTTGTCCTCGCACTGGAACCCTGCGATCGTGGACCAGGCCATTGCTCGCGCCTACCGTATGGGCCAGACACGACGCGTCGAGGTCCACCACTTTATGCTGGCTGACAACGCTGAGCGTAACCTGGATCGCTATATGGCCCGTCTCCACGGGGCCAAGCGCGAGGTCGCCCTCTCCGTCCACGACAAGCTCTTCTGCGACTCGGCCGTCGAGGTCCGCTCTATGATGGAGGAGTTGGACGCCGTCCTGCTCGCGGACGAGGTGGCCGTGGGTAACGACGACACGGACCTGGTCCTGGAGGATCCTGTCCCGCTGACGTGAGCCACCTCCCACACCCTCCCCTCCTTCCCATCCCTCCCCATCCCCCAAAAACCAAAAAACAGAAAAACCAAAAAACCAAAACCTCCCAAGCCCGTCCACTCCCAGCCCAAAACCAAAATCAAAAAAACAAAAAACCTAAAAACCATGGACACCCCATGGTTTTTGGTTCTGAGAAGCGAATCTAGGATCGCACCGCCAAGACGCGTCCCTCCGTCGTCGCTGTCCATCCCTGAATCTCCAACATCCCTCGATGATGCTTGTCGTGACACGCGTCGCACAAGACAGCCAAATTGAATTTCGCGTTTTTGTGAATCCCAGGTGCGATGCGTCCCTCCGCATCCGCCACCGCCTGAGGCACAATGTGATGCGTTTCGAGGGCCTCCTTCGATCCACAGATCTGACAGGCGTCCACGACCACTCCCGCATTGTAACGGCTCGTGCGAACCTTTCCCTCCTCTGTGAACCATTGTTTACGAATGGCGAAGGCCGCAACCAAGAATTCGCGGTCCATGTCCAGTCCACGACACACTTCGAGTCCGTACATCGGCGATCCGCATCCAGGTCGCAGGATGCGGTCGTACAGCAGTCGGTGTCGGCTCGGATCGGATCGGACCGTCAAGTGATAGGGACGCACGTCTGCGGTCTCCGCAAGGTCCGGCAACTCCATCAATTCGTGAAGATGCGTGGCAAACAGAAAGTGTGCCCGACGCTTCACGAGCGTCTGAATGCCCGCCGCCACGATGGCCGTCGCCGAGGCCGTTTCAGTGCCGGCGCAGAGTTCGTCGCCAATCACGAGCGTGCGGGGGCCCGCGGAGCGTAAAATACTTCGAAATTCGGTCATCTCGACCACGAAGGAGGACATCCCTGCCCACAAATTATCATTTCCAAGAATACGTGTAAAAAGGGCCGTGTAGGGGACAAGCGTCATGGAGGTAGCGGGGACCGGCATTCCACATTGGGCCATGAGGACCGCGAGTCCGAGGGCCTTTCCCAAACTTGATTTGCCAGATGCGTTTACTCCATACAACAACATTCCACAAGGACTAGTAGCCACTTGTTCCGTGGATTCATCGCCATCCAAGCACCCGAAGGAGAGACTGTGAGAAATGTAGGGCACCTCCGTGATGCGTTCAATGATGGGGTGTCTCAGACCGCTTATGCGCACGGCAGAGGGGACTTCATCTGTCGAGGCGACGTAGTTAGGACGTACATATCCATAGGCCTCTGCTACAGATGCCAGCGCACATTCGGCATCCAATCGACCCACAAAATCCACGAGAATTTCCAAGTAATCTCCCTCCAGAGCATGCTCCATCCAGGTGATCCAATCTGCGGTCCAGCGTTGCTCCACGAGTGCCTTCCATTCCGCGCGAAGTTTGAGGGCGGTCCCATTCGCTTCCGCAATGTCTTTGGAGTCCAGCGTCACGGTTGTAGACGATCCTCGCTTCACCACCTGAAGTTCAGGCTGTCGATGTCGCTTCACCAGGGTGCCTAGGACCGTGGCACGTCGACAGGTTGTCGTGAGCGTGAACGGTGCGTCGTCGCGAAGGGTCCAGGTAATGCTGTCCGTTTCTTCAAGATAACCTTCCCATTTTGTGCGAAGGGCCTGGACCGTGGCGACCAAGGCCGTCCATCGATCTTCCAGGGCGTCCAGATCCGCGTGAATTCCCCGCTTCCACGGATGTGTTGATCCTACGGCAATAGAATCTGACACTTGCTCCTTACTTTTTCGAATGCGAGGGGCATCCCAACAATCCAGCAAGGTGCGAATGTGAGCGCGAAGTGCTTCAGCATCCTCAGGTCCGTTTGGGGTCTCCGCGGTCCGTGCCACCAACTGGTCCGCTTTTTCATACGTGGACAAGAGTTGGAGCAAGTCATCTGTTGTTCCGTGTCCCAACTGAAAGCGTCGAAACAGACGCGACAAGTCAAACGCACCTCGCAGCACGGACTGGAGTACGTCGCGTGTGATCGCAGGACGCAACGACGCAATGCGTTCTTGGCGGGCCTCGAGTTCGGCCGCATCCGCGATCGGCGTCAGACAACGCTCCCGCAACGCCCGTTTTCCCATTGCCGTGGTTGCGGTCTGGAGCCAATGAAGCAAGGATTCGTTCTGTTTTTCCGAATGGCACGGAAGCATCGCCAACTGTTCAAGGGCCGCGTTGCCGAGAAGGACCGCGTCATCCGGCGTCCACATCCGATGATCGTGAAGACCGGCCAGGTAGGACGGATTATGATCTTGAACAAACCGGAGAAGCACGTACAAACTTCGGCGTGCCATCGGATACATGCTCACACCCAATTGCTCTTGAACGGTGAGGGCCGTTGCCACGCGAAATCGCTCCGCAAAAAACGCCAGTCGTACGCGATCCTGGGCCGCCGTGCCTTCCACCTTTGGGTCCACAGTCACGCAATGAATGGGTGGACGCGTCCCCGCTCCCACAAACAGGGCCGTGATCTCGGACTCCCGCAACGCAGGAAGAGTCGCCGAACACCAGTGAACAAGCAATTCGGCCGGTGGATACATTGAGAGGAAGGGTTGTAAGGAATCCAGGACCGGCTTGCCGTCAATAAGGGCCACGTCTGTTTCCGTGCTGACCGCGCGTCCTGTCATCACGTCGAACGCGGAGGCGGCCACGTGCCATCGTGTTTGTCTTGCTGATGCGTCGTGCCACGGCTCAAGGACAAGGGCCACCACGCACTGTTCTTCGCGTCGAACCGCCAATCCGCCCTCGGCATCCCACAAGGTGCCAGGACTGCCGATGTGGTCGAGCGTCCGTTCTAGGACTACGCCGGCCGTATCTTTGGATTGAACGTACGGAAAAGTGCTATATCCCGCTGCCACAAGAATACGCTCGAACTTGCGTAAGGACACCTCGGGAAATCCCCAAAATAGGCGATGTTTGCTGGGGTCTCGGCACGGTTTGTATTCGATGGCGGCCCCACACAGTTCCGCCAACACTTGGACATTGGCGCGAGCCTTGCCCGTGGCCACGTCCACGGAATCGTACATTTCGAAAAATTTACCGACTTGGAGAAGGATGGCGACCTTCGATCCATACTTTGTTACATTCTCGTCGTAGAGAGTGTAATAAAGCGCTTCCATTGAGGGGATGGCTGGACCATCCGTAGTTTTAACACGCCTAGGAGGCATCTTAAGAGTGTAACGGAAGGGGAAGTTTAGACTCTTTCTGAAAGAAAAATTGAATTACACGTGAAGCATCAGGAAGTCTTTCAGCATCTGACGCATCATGGATTCAGGAGGCATCTTCTTCTTTTTCTCGGACAACACTCCTTTGGCAAGGAGCATCTCCTTCACCTTTTCCAGAGATAAGGATGCGACCTTGCGATCAATGTGTTTTTGCTGGGCCTTTACATTTCCTGTCGATTTCACGGTGAGATTTATTTTTCGGGCCACAAATTTACGCCTCTTATAGGTTACATTTGGAGGTGCCCCGGAAACGGAAGGTTTCGTTCCTTGTTCCGGGGGTCTGCTCACGGAAGGAGCTACGGGTTGTGCACGTAGTTTTTTTCCGAGAAGGCGAGGACCACGAAGGGTCCGTTTCTTGTCGCGGAAAACAACGGATCCACCTTGTACCGGGAGACTTGGGGCGGCGTCTGGGATGGGAGCGGGAGCAGGTGCGGGAGCGGGCGTTGGAGCGGGAGCGGGCACAGGCACGGGAACAGGCACGGGAGCGGGCACAGGCACGGGCTCAGGAGTGGAAGGAGCCACCGAAAGCAAGGGTTGCTTCTCCAGCACCGTGGCCCCTGCCACCTGCTTTCGCGTGCGTCGTCGACCGGTCACAGCCTTGAACTCCTTTGGGTTCACCAGATCCACCTTGACTTCTTTAATATCCGACATTGAAAGCGTTTACTTATGTGGGTGATATTAAATGTACGCAAGACGCGTAAAAGGGTCGGTCTAAACCCCCAACAAAATTGAGATTAGGACCCTCTCCCCCCCGCTTGTACAAAAAATGGACCAAGCATGGAAATCGATTTTGGACCTGAATTTCGCACAACACGATGGCAGTCAGATTATTTACCCCACCTTGATTGAATCCATGAATCGGTTCTTTGACTTTGATGTGCCCGATACGATCGAGCGATCAGGACCGATTACGATTATCGGATCGCCGGACCTCACCCTGGCCGGCACGACCCGCGCCGCAGCAGGGACCGCGGGAACCGCCATTCGCGTCTCGGTTGAGGATCCCACCGAGACATTGTCTGGCACGGCTCCCGCCACCGCCGTAATGGGCGGACGATCACCCCACGGAGGACCTCCCCGCGAAGTGGAAGTGGTCCTGAAATTTTCAAACGTCAAGATTCGCAAGCCCACAAATCACGAGCAAAGTGGAGCCTTGACTCCGATGTATCCCAATGACGCGCGCCTTCGGAACTTTACCTACAATGCTGCCTTTTACATGGATATTGATGTGGCAACCACCCTGACGGATCCAGGAAAGGGGACCAAGGAAACACGCCATCGAACGCTTCAGCAAGTGATGGGTGGCAAGCTTCCCGTGATGGTCCGACAAAAGTATTGTATGTTATCCGAATGTCCCGAAAAGCATCCCAGAGAACTCGGTGAATGTTCCGAGGATAAGGGTGGTTATCTTATCACGCAAGGAGGGGAACGAACCATCATTCCTCAGGAGCGGATGGCAGAAAACCGGCCCTTTGTCTTTCGCAACAACAAGGCCAAGAACAAGGAGGCCGAGATTATTGAATGTAAATCCATTGGACCTGACAATGAGGGCGTTCCCAAGAATGTGGCCATCAAGATTGTATACAATGCCAAGGTTGTCACGGGGCCAGAACACATTCGCTTGACCCTTCCTCGCATCAAGACGGAGGTGCCCCTTTTCATCATCTTTCGCGCCCTTGGTGTTGAATCTGACAAAGATATTTTGGATCTCATCAAGGGAAATGTTGGAAGTGAATACGATATGATCTTTGGCGAGTGTATTGCGGAGGCCTCGGATGTGCGTACGCAGACCCAGGCGACGGAATGGCTTCAAAAGCATCTTGGGACGGGCGGAGGCATTCGTGAACAACTGACCACCTCGACGCTCTGGAACAGCCGTGCCCCCAAGGAACGTCTCATCAGCGAAATTTTAGCCGAAGAGTTGTTGCCTCACATTGGTGGCATGGACATGATGTATGAAAAGGCGTGTTTTCTGGCCTTCATGACCAAGAAGGTGCTCGATGTCTACCACAACAAAATTCCCTATGATGATCGAGATGCCTACCCCAACAAGAAGGTCGATTTACCCGGCAATCTGATGGGCAATCTCTTTCGTTTCTTCTTTGGCACCAAGGTTGTCAAAGAGATGAAGTCTTCTATCTCGAAAGAAATCCACAACGGATCCTGGAAGGCGTCTGGCAAGTTTGAAAACATTGTGAATGAATCCAATATTCACAAATTTCTGAAGACCACAACGGTCGAGTCAGGAGTACGGTCCTGTGTTGCCACGGGAAATTGGCAAACGGGAAAAATGGGAAACAAGCAGGGCATCGCACAACCGCTGAATCGCCTGACCTTCATGTCGGGTGTCAGCCAGTTGCGTCGTCTGAGCACACCCATTGAGAAAACGGGCAAGTTGATTCCACCCCGCAAACTTCACAACACGCAGTGGGGCTTCATTTGTCCTGCCGAAACGCCAGAAGGCCATTCGGTCGGCGTGGTGAAGAATTTGGCCTCCACGGCCACTGTCACCTTGCCTTCGCATCCCCATCCCGTTCTTCGCATCTTGTACGATGAGCTTGGAATGAAGAACTTGGCAGATACGACCTCGCTCGAAAAGAAGACGGCACTGAAGATCTTTGTGAATGGAGCGTGGGTGGGAACAATTCCTGGAGATGCGGCTGTCGCTGCGACTCGTTCTCTCATTATCGCCAAGCGTTCGGGACGCATCCATGTTCAGACCAGCGTCGTGTACAACGCCAGTGCACAGGAGGCGTGGATTAACACGGAGGGAGGTCGTCTTATTCGCCCTCTTCTTGTGGCGGAAACAATGCGCGAAATCATTGGGACGGGATGTGAGAAGCCCTGGGAGACTGCGAAAACTTGGAATGAATTAATCACCTGGGTATCCCCCATGGGCCATCATCTGATCGAGTACGTGGACCCAAGCGAGTCCGAATATCTGTATATTGCCAAGACGCTCGGCAGCCTCGCAAGTGATCACACTCATATGGAAATTCACCCTTGTACGATTATCGGCACGATGGGCTCCAACATTCCCTTTCCGGATCACAATCAATCGCCCAGAAATTCGTATCAGGCGGCAATGGGAAAGCAGGCCATGGGAGTGTATGCCCTGAATTACACACAACGTCTGGATACCATGAGTAACCTGCTCATGTACACGGCACGCCCCCTTGTGTCGCCGTACATGAGCAAGTATTACGGAGCTCAGGATATGCCCTCTGGAAATAACATCATTGTGGCCATCATGACCTACGGAGGATACAACCAGGAAGATTCTGTGATGATTAATCGTGCGGCACTTGATCGCGGATTGTTTACCTCGATCTTTACCCGCACGTACAAGGATGAGGAGAAGAAGAATCAGGCATCGGGAGAAGAGGAACGCTTCTGTAAGCCGGACAAGGCGTCGACCGAATTCATGAAGGACAAGAATTACGAAAAGTTGGGACCCGATGGCATTGTTCCTGAAAATACCTTTGTCGGCAACGACGACATTCTCATCGGCAAGGTGGTGCCAATTCGTCTTCGTTCCGCAGAGGGGGCCATTGCCGCGGGATTGTCTCATAATTCGTTGCGCGAGATGTCCGCGACGCAGGCCGCGGCGGCCGCCGATGCGGCGGGAGGCAAGCGCTTTCGCGATTCATCCAAATTGTTGCGAAACAACGAGACGGGCTTTGTAGACAAGATTTATCGCGGACGAAATGGAGAGGGATATTCGTTTGTCAAGATTCGCGTTCGGTCGATGAGGGTGCCGACCGTGGGCGACAAATTCTGTTCGCGTCACGGGCAGAAGGGTACTGTGGGTATGATTCTCTCCCCCGAAGACATGCCTCGCACGGCCTCGGGCATCATCCCCGACATCATTATCAATCCTCACTGTATTCCGTCCCGTATGACCATCGCACACTTGATGGAGACGCTGATGGGACGCGTGGGATGCGAGATTGGCGCAGTGGGAGACGGCAGTCCGTTTACAGATGTCAGCGTCGAGGGACTCTCCAAGATGCTCCGCGACGACCTCAAGATGGAGCCTCACAGTAACGAAATCATGTATTGCGGAACCACGGGAAAGCAGATGGCGACCTCCATCTTCATGGGTCCCATCTTCTACCA